TTAGCTCAAATGAAGTTAGAAGACGGAATTACCGTTATCGAAGCTGAAGAGTTTGCGCCTGAGTTTTCCGTAGGAATCGTAACGGCTGATGGTATTGTACCTATGCCAGTAGGCGAGTACAAGTTAGAAGACGGAATGATTTTAGTAGTAGCCGTAGAAGGTGTAATTGCTGAAATTAAAGAAGCGGAAGCTGAAGCTCCAGAAGTGGAAGTAGAAGTAGAAGTAGCACCGGAAGATGTTGTTGAGCCAGAGTTAGCTCAAGAAGCTCCTAAAGCTAAGCGTATTGTAGAATCGGTATCTAAGGAAACATTCTTTGCTGAGATTGAGAAATTACGTTCTGAGTTTTCTTTGATTAAACAAGAGAACGAAGCATTAAAAGCGGAGAACGAATCTCTTAAAGTAGAGATGGCTTCAAACGAAGCAGGTGCTGAGCCTTTAGCTCACAATCCAGAAGCGGGAATCGCTCCAAAACCTTTTAGAATTAGTAAAAACAAAACGTCTTCAATTGAAGATTCAGTATTTAGTAAAATCTTTTCAAAATAATTAACAAACAAATTTAAAAAATGGCTACTACAACTAGTATTACAACAACTTACGCTGGCGAGTATAAGAATCAGATTATCTCGGCTGCTTTATTATCTTCTCCTACTATCGATGCAGGTGGTATCACGGTAAAACCTGGTATCAAGTACAAAGAAGTAGTTAAGAAATTATCTACAGATGCAATCTTAAAAGATGCTTCTTGCGATTTCTCTGCAACGTCTACAGTTACTTTAACTGAGCGTATCTTACAACCAGAAGAATTTCAAGTTAACTTACAACTTTGCAAGAAAGACTTCCACTCTGATTGGTTATCTGCTCAACAAGGATACTCTGCATTTGACGTATTGCCAACTTCATTCGCTGACTTCTTAGTAGCTCACGTAGCTGCTAAAGTTGCTGCTAAGAACGAGACTAACATTTGGACTGGTGTTACTGCTAACGCTGGAGAATTCAATGGTTTTGCTACTTTGTTAGCTGCTGATGCTTCTCTTCCTGCTGCTCAAGAGGTAACTGGTACTACAGTTACTGCTTCAAACGTTGTTGCTGAATTAGGCAAAATCGTAGATGCTATCCCTGCTGCACTTTACGGACACGATGGTCTTTACTTATATGTTTCTCAAAACATTGCTCGTGCTTATGTTCGTGCTTTGGGTGGATTTGCTGCTTCTGGTTTAGGTGCTAATGGTACTAACTCATTAGGTACTCAATGGTACAACAATGGCTCTTTATCATTTGACGGAGTTAAAATCTTTGTAGCAAATGGTTTAGCTGCTAACACTGCAATCGCTACTTTGAAAGAAAACTTATACTTCGGTACTGGTGTATTGGCAGATATGGATTCTTCTTCTGTAAAAGTTATCGATATGGCAGACGTAGATGGCTCTGAGAACGTTAGAGTGGTTATGCGTTTAACTGCTGGTGTTCAATACGGAGCGGTAGAAGATATCGTTACTTACGGTATCACTAACTCTGCTAACTAATTAGCAATTAATTCAAATGGCTTGTGATATTTCTTTAGGCAGAATTGAGCCTTGCAAAACGAGTAATGGTGGTCTTAAAGCCGTTTACTTCGTGAACGAGGGCGATGCTACGGGAGTTACTTACGATGTTACTAATACGGATGCTATCTCTGCGGTAGCTGGTACACCAGTAGCATATAAGTACGACCTAAAAGGTAATAGTTCTTTCGAGCAAACTATTAACTCTTCTCGTGAGAATGGCACTACATTCTTCGAGCAAACTTTAAATTTAACGTTAAAAAAATTATCAATCGTAGACCACAAGCAAATTAAGCTTTTGTCTTACGGCCGTCCACAAGTTATCGTAGAAGATAACAATGGAAACTTAGTCTATTGCGGACTCCAGCACGGTATGGAAGTATCTGGCGGTACTATCGTTACTGGAGCTGCAATGGGAGATTTAAGCGGATACACTCTAGTACTTTCGGGTCAAGAGCCAGTACCTGCTAACTTCTTAACTACTACTTTGACTGCTGCTGGATTCACAGTTACTTCAGGGTCATAGGATTTTTGTTGTTTGAGGTTTGAAATTGGGGGAGCAGATGTCTTCCCCTTTTTCGTTTAAAAAACAAAACGTATAAAATAACGTTTATAATGAAATGATAGTTTTAAGAGAATCAAATTTAGCGCAAAGTGTAAGATTCGTCCCTACTCGAAGAAATGCAGGGAATAAATTATTCTTGCGTAATGAAACAACTAACGTAGAGGTAGAATATTCTATCACTTGTACACAAACGTCTTACTATCTTACTTTCTCTAAAATTTTACAATTAGAAGAAGGACATTTTTATACAATGACAATTAAGCAAGACTCCGAGTTAATCTTTAGAGATAAGGTTTTTTGCACGAATCAAACAATAGGAGCGTATAGCGTTAATAATAACGAGTACGTTCAAAACGACCAAAATATAATTTTCTATGAGTAACGTTCACGTTTTTAACTTTGAATCTCATAAGCCACCGCAATCCGTAGAATCTAATAAAGAAGCTTGGGTTAATTTCGGAGACGATAACGACTACTTCAAGTACTTAATTGATAGATACAATAACTCGACTACAAATAATAGCGTTATTAACTCTATTAATAAATTAATCTATGGTAGAGGCTTAGATGCTACGGACTCAAACAAGAAGCCGAACGAATACGCTCAGATGAAAATGTTATTCCGTCCTGAGGTATTAAAGTGCGTTATTACAGACTATAAATTACTTGGTCAAGGTTACTTTCAATTAATCTATAATAAGGCTAAGAATGCAATTATTAGAGTTGAACACGTACCTGCTCAATTAATCAGAGCCGAGAAGTGCAACGAGAAAGGAGAAATTACTGGGTATTGGTATTCTGATAATTGGCAAGACATTAAAAACTTTGTTCCTAAGCGGATTGGAGCTTTTGGATTTGGAGATAAAACATTAGAGATTCTTTGCGTTCGTGATTATAGCGTAGGGCAAAAATACTATTCTAATGTAGATTATATAGGAGCTTTGCCTTATGCAACATTAGAAGAAGAAATAGCTGACTATTTAATTAACGATGTCCAAAACGGCTTCTCTCCTACTAGCGTTATTAACTTTAATAATGGCATTCCTGACGAAGAAAAGCAAGGATTAATAGCTTCAGACGTTAAGCGTAAATTGAGTGGCTCAAATGGAGCTAAAATAGTTGTAGCGTTTAATAGTGACGAGACTAAAAAGACTACTATAGACTCAGTTCCTTTAAATGATGCTCCAGCTCATTATCAATATCTAAGCGAAGAAGCTAGAGGTAAGATTTTACTTGGTCACTCTATTACTTCTGGTTTGCTATTTGGTATTCCATCAAATAATGGATTTAGCTCAAATGCAGACGAGTTAACGAACGCTTCTATCTTGTTTGATAATATGGTTATCCGTCCAAAACAAGGAACGGTGCTAGATGCTATCGACAAGATTTTAGCTTTTAACAATATTAGCTTAAATCTTTACTTTAAGACTTTACAACCTTTGGAATTTATTGACCAGAATCCGGCAATGAATACCGAGCAAGTAGAAGAAGAAACTGGTTTAAAGCTTTCTTCTCAATTAGAGGAGCTAGAAACTTATGGAGAAGAGTTAGACCTTAACGAGTGGGAGTTAATCGATTCTAGGGCAGTAGAAAGCCTTGAGGAAGAACAAAAATTAGATACTGAATTAGAATTATTAAACAACCCTAAAAAATCAGTATTAAGTAAGATTTGGGAGTTTGCAACCGTATCAACTGGTGTAGCAAGACCAGATTTAAAATCTTCTTTAGATGGTAAATTATTTATTTCACGATATAGATATAGTGGTAACCCTAATCCTGAGCGTGCATTTTGTAAAAAAATGATGCAAATGAATAAACTATATCGTAAAGAAGATATAGATAAGATGAGCCAAAAGAATGTTAATCCCGGCTTTGGTATGGCTCCTAACCCGAATGCTCCTTACGATATTTTTCTTTGGAAGGGAGGCGGTAAATTAAGCAATGAGTTTCAGTTTGGGACTTGTAAGCATTTTTGGACGAGAGAAACTTATAAGAGATTCACAGACCCAAGAAAGAAAGGTGCAGTAGAGATTACTCCGGCACAAGCTCGCAAGGCTGGCGAAATTTTACCAACGGTAGACAAGAGAGCGTATATTGCGCCTCACGATATGTAATTTATAATAAGTTAATAATGGCACAAGCTTTATTTGTAAGTAGAGAGGATATTGTTAAGTTTACCGCTATTAGTGGTAACCTCGATGTTGATAAATTCGTTCAGTGGGTGAAGGTAGCTCAAGACACGCATATTCAAGGGTATTTAGGTACTAAGTTATTTAACAAAATTAACGATGGTATAGTAAATGCTAACTTGAATAGCTCTTATACAATGCTTTTAAACGTGTATATTAAGCCTATGGTTATCCATTGGACTATGGTAGAGTTTTTACCTTTTGCTGCGTACACAATCGCTAATAAAGGAGTATTTAAG